GACAGTATCGTTTTGACCCTGTCAACGAACTGGGTGTGGCAACTCATAACAACGAAAACTGGTATCTGCCGGCTTTCTCCCAATTATATATGAATTCAGATATGAAAGAGAAATATGAAGTAATCAGTAACCTGCTTTATAAGGACATACCTGTTGAGAAACAGTGCACGTTCCAACGATGGGCGGATCTGATGAACCGGGTGTATCAGCTTAATGATAATGGGAAATGGGCTATCATGTTTGCTTTGATGTGCCCGTTCCGAAGTAATATCCATTGCATAGACCGTTTGTTTACAGCTCCATTTTTCATGGGGCCTATGTCTTCCGGAAAGACACAGATTGCAGTCAGCATCCGGTCACTGTTCATGAATCCGAAAGTTCCATTGACCAATCTTCCTTCTACTACTTACGCAGGTCTGTCTTCCATGCTGGCCATGTTTCGTGATGTTCCTGTTGTTTTAGACGAGTATAACAACAAGGAAATAGAGGATAAGGTGTTTCAGTTTTTGAAAACCGCCGTATATGACGGTGATGGAAGACAGAAGCGGAAAGGAACTACGGGAAAGGAAATAGAGGTTGAGAAGATATATGCTCCCATTATTATTTGCGGCCAGGAAACACCGCAGCGGGATGATAACTCGTTGATGTCCCGTATCATTGTGTGCGAGGTGCCAAAACCTGCCAAGGAACGTACTCAGGAAGAGGTGAACTTGTTCAATGAATTGAAAGATATAGAGGAACGTGGTTTGTGCAATGTGCTGCTGGAGATACTGAAGCTTCGTCCTTTGGTAATGGACAATATCCGCAGGCTTAAAACTGAATGTTACAAGGAGCTGAAATCGCAGATGCTGGCTCATGGTGAGATAGACCGTCTGATGAAGACAGCCTCTCTGTTTCTTGCCATGTGCCGTTTGGTGGAAGAATATACGGATCTGAAACTGCCATTTACATACAAGGAGTTTTTCAAGATAGCTTGCGACAAAATTCAGTTCCAGGTGGATCTGATTTCACGTACAGATAAGCTGGCTACATTCTTCAAGGCCATGGATGTTATGATAGATACCAAGGCATTAGTTATGGGCCGTGATTTTGACTTCGATTATCCTCAGAAGCTTACTCTGGTCGGACCGGGAAAATCATATGTTTCTTATCCTGTGCCTGACGGAACATGTGTCATGTATATCCGGCTATCTGTGATTTATGCCCAGTATGACCGCAGTTCCTTTAACCGGGAACAGTCTAGTCAGTCTACCATTGAGCAGAATCTTCGTTCCAATGCCTGTTATATAGGTCCTGTAGCAGCTCATCGTTTCAATTGGAAGGAAACGGAAGAAGTACCCCGTGGAGAGCTGGAGAATGAAGGCAAGGATATTCCGGAAGAATATATAGCCCAAGGCAGCGATACCATGATGGTGCGCCGTGTCAAATCTCTGAATAAGAATACAAGCTGTATCGCATTGAATTACGACATACTGGCTTCTATGTATGGTCTTGATTTGAAACGCAACGAAACACCAAGAGAAAAAAATATGCAGGATCCCGAAGTGGAACGCCTGCCATTTTAATAACCAATAAAAAATAAAATTATGACTACAAGTATTATTGCAAGAGTGAATGATGTGGATATTTTATTATTTAAGGGAGAAAAAGAACTGATCCCTATAAAACCTATTTGTATGGCATTAGGAATAGATTTCGCATCTCAATTTCAAAAAATAGTAATACACCCTATATTACGTAATGTAGTCTATAAAGAGTATATGGTAGGTGCTGATAATAAAAAACGTAAAATGATATGTATGCCTTTAGATCATATACTAATTTGGTTGTTATCTATTTGTTATAAAAATGTCAATAAAGATGCTATAAAACCATTATTAACGACACAGATGAATCTCTATTATAATTTCTTTACCATCGAAGGTGTCAAACTCACCGATGAAGCGGTGGATCTCCTCTATGATTTGCAGGACGATGAGAACAGCAACATAGAAAGCCTTCTCAATGGTATATATGAAGTGGAGGAGATAGTTCTCAATCCTGAAGCTGGCGTTTCCTATGGTGAACGTCTGGTCATGATGCAGACTCTCCGAGATATCCGCCATTTGCTGGATCTGCTTAAAGTCCGTTCCGCACCCGGTCATTGATTGCATTCGCATGGCTTCAGACATGCGGCAGATCATTTATCTTAATACAATAGGGAATATGGTAAAAAATAATAATACCGTATTCCCTGTTCTTTTATAATAAAAATCCCCCGGATCCCCTTATTTTAAAGAAAACATAGACACACGCATTTTTGCACGTAGAATTTTGCAAAAAACATGACCAACAGACCAACAGACCAACATTTCAAAAACATAAAAATATCATTTAAAATGTAACTATCTCATTTATAATATAATATATATAATTTATAAAGTAATAATATATATATAATATGTGTTGGTCTGTTGGTCGTTGTTGGTCGTTGTTGTTTTTTGTTGGTCGGACTGTTGGTCTTCCGTTTTTAGGCATTTGTCAATAATTCAGTAAAAATGAGGGTAAACTATACCTTATGTTGGTCGTGTTGGTCGCTGACCAACAATATAAATATATAAGGTATAGTTTGTTTATTGACTGAAAATCACTAACTTTGCTTTATACTAATAGCCAATTGTTGGTCTGTTGGTCTGTTGGTCGCAAAAATAAGAACTTTCAACTAAAAAAAATAAAAGTATGATCACTACCACAATTAACATCACTCCCTATTTGGCGGAATATTTGCGCGGAAAATATGCCTCAGGTTCAAATGACCCGATAAATATTCCCGACAATTCAGATCTGTATCATGTGATATGGAATTATATGTCCCGTCGTCCCAGTAATATGCCGCATACGGATGGCAATATTGTATTGGCCTTGCCTAACCGGCGCGAGGGAAAGAATCCCGAAGTGTACAACTATCTGTCCGCGCGTGCGGTGACGTATATAGAACTTGCCATCCGTCGTGAGTTCAACGAGGAGCTGCACGCCACCCTGTTGGATAATGACCAGCGCGGACACCTGTTTGACAACAATGCCGTTGTCTATCAGTTTCTGTGTACTTATGGCATCGAATCCGTATCTGAAGAAGCACTGTTGAAGAACTATTATCGGTGGCGTGAGAACTTACGTAAACGGAAAGCCCGGCGCGAAAGAAAGAAGGATATGATACAGGTTATCTAACATGGTTAAATAATATTAAATCAACAACCGACTAAGTGTATCGTTTTGTCTGTTTTGACGGTAAAACTGTCCGCTATATGGAGGTAAATGGCGAACTCGTTAATTATCAAAATGTTATGAATCAGCGAAATAAAGAATTCTCTATTGTCGTTACTTTTGTCCCCTTAGGTGGTATGAATCAGGAACAATATGTTTTTCTGGCCGAGGAGTTTTCATTTGAGCCCGTGGCTTCGGACAATGCTTCGGGAACTAGTTTCAATTGTGACAAGGAACTTGTCATATCACGTCCTGATAGCAGTATATTGAGGGAGTTTTCCATCTTCCGTTCCGGCATATTGTATTTTCGTGATACTTCCGGTAACAGCTATGGGGTTGGAAATGCTGACATTCCTGCCAGAGTGTGCCTGTCTCCCCAGCTTAATTCGGCACGGCTTACGATGAAGTGCACCATGCTGAAACCGCCCGTCTTATAGTCTTTTTTATATATATAAGGTATGGATATTTTTGTAAAAACAAAAAAATAGAATGACACAGTCACAGAAATATCTTCAGCAGCTTCTCTTATCCCGACAAGGATTGCTCATTACGGCAGAGGGTTACGCCTCTGTCGTAGCTGAAGCATTCCCTAATGTTCACGATTCCGATTCTGTAGAAAAGGGTCATGCTGAGATGCTGTATACCGAGGTGATTTCCGGTGCCTTGGATTTATGCTCCTCTCAGGTCCGCATGGCTTTTCCTGACAAGGATATCAGCATTGTTTCCGATTATGCTTCTGAAGAACTTCCCGATAACAGTATTGCTTACTATCCCGTGTTCGGTGTAATCACATCAAACAGTTGGTGGCGTTTTTCCAGCAAACAGTTTGAGAAGGATCTGCTGGCATCCGAATCCAATCCTGCGATCATTGCACATTTTGTTCATATAGACAGTCCGGGAGGCGAGGCATTTTACATGGACCGCCTCTCCGAGACTATGAGAGACTTGAGTAAGCCGGTGGTTGTTTTGGCCGAGCGCGTATGTGCGTCTGCTGGTTATCTCATCGCCTGTCATGGCACTAGAATTTTTGCCGCTACCGGTTATGACAAGATAGGATCTATCGGGACAATGGCCGAGGTCTGGGACTATTCCGAATATTTTAAAAAAATGGGTATAGAGGTGCATACGTATCATGCTTCCGCATCGGATCTTAAGACCAAGCTTATGGATGACGCGGCTTCCGGTAAGGGTGATGAGTATGTGGAACGTATGCTGAATCCTCTTAATGATATGTTCTTGTCCGAAGTTCGTTCCACCCGTCCGGCACTTAAGGATGCTCCTGATGATGAGCCTGCTCTTCGCGGGGATATTTACCTTACGGACGAAGCGATCGGAAAAGGTTTGATAGATGCAAGGGCCACTCTGACAGAAGCCATATTGGAAGCATCCCGTCTGGGGCGTGAGTATGCCGACATTCAGCGGGCCAAAAGCCAGTTATTAAGTATAATTTAATTAGTATCACAATGAAATTTAAAGAAAACGTACAGAAAATTCTTCAGAAGCTTGGTTTCGCTGGCTCCGAGGAATCCCTGAAGGCTCTTACGCCGGATGAATGGAAACAGTTTTTTGCCTCCTATCATGAGGAGTTCGGAACGGATTTTCATACCGATATGCAGGCCTACCAGGATGAACAGCGTGCCGTTCCCGACCAGGCACAGATCAATGAGGCGTTCAGCGTATTGTCAGGATTGATCAACCCGAAACAAAATGTGGAAGGCGCTGCCGCGCATGGAGTACAGGATACGAAAACAGAGCAGCCTACCGCACAGCAGGTACTTGATATGGCGAAAGCTGTATCCGCTACCTTTATGGCTATGGGTAATCATGCGGCTGATGATGTCCCTATGACTACGGTTGCCGGTTCGGTTGTAGGATTTACAGGTTCCGGAGACCGTGAGAAATTCCTTTTCGGAATTGAGCACGAATTCTTTTCAATGGATAAACCATGGAACCGGTTCACAGCCAATCCTACGTCAGACCAGCGTCTGGGAGATAAGAAGATAGTCGCGTCTTTCGGAGCTGAAGTGGAAGCCTATTCTTCTTCATTGGCTGAGCGTTACAGCTATTTGCAATCGCATAACCAGCTAAACCCGGAAAAATTGGCGGAGGGTGAGTTTGCCACCGATTATTCCCAGGTTACGGGAATGAAGGGCGGAGACCAGTATCTTATCCGTCGTCAGGATGCCATTATAGCCCGTGTGCTTTCCATCCGCCAGCTTACCCAATATTTCCCTGTTCGTTACGGTATTCAGGACCGTGATGTCATTTTCAACGCTTTCTTTGGTGAAGTGTCACAAGCATACCAGGTAGGCGAGGTTTATAAAGGTGATATGGAGATTGAACCGGAGATGGGATATGTGGACGATGCCATGATCAAGATGAAGTTCGGTCCTATGAAGGAACTGGAACGCATGTATATAGGCTACCTTAATCGTGAAGGCTCGGATCCGATCAAATGGTCTATGATTGAATATGCCATTATGGGATCTCTTGAAAACGCGCAGCGTGAACAGAATATGCGCCGTATGAGAGGTTTGTATGTGAAGCCTGAGACGGGTGTAGCCGGTTCCTATCTTAATGCCGGTACCGGAGTGCTCTATACCCTTATCCGTCTGCACCACGAACATAAACTGTTGTTGACAGACAATGTTGCATACCGTACTTATGACGATGCCAACATGCTGGAAACCGTACAGGAATTCTACAAAGAAATTCTGGCCAAAGTATCTGAGGACATGAGCCTTGACCAGCATGTAATGTATCTGAACGAAAACCACAAGCAATGGTGGATTCAGAATGTCCGTGAAGCTTATGGCCAACAGCAGGACTTTACAGGGCCGAACAGTTACCTTAATATCATACCGGACAGTTCTACCAATATGCGTATTATTTGGCTGCCTTATTTAGGTCAGCTTCCGTTCATGATGATGCAGGTTCCCGGTAATATCCAGTTCCTTGAAAATCTTCCCGGTGAAATGCTTGCCATGCAAACAGAAATGCAAATGGAGATGGTTCGTGGATGGTCTACCTGGAAAGAAGGATGTTCGCCCGCATTTGTCGGCCGTAATTTCTCTTCTGCCGATAAACTGAAGGAAAATGACTATTTGTGGCAGCAGATCTTCCTGAATAAACCTTCCGTAACCTTGGATGCGGATGCCACAACAGCTGACGCATCGAAAGGATTCTGGTTTATTTCTGGAACCAATACCGGTGAAAAGAAACTGACAGCGATCAACAAAGCCAAAAAAGGCGTGGCTTACATTGTAGAGTGTGGAAACAAAACCAATGTGACCGGAATTGACAAGGCGGGTTCTTTTGACAGTATTTCCGAAGCATGGACTCCGACAGCTGTAGGAGATTATATCATGGTCATGCTGAACAGTCAGAACAAATTCATTGAGTTGGAACGCTGCACTGGTGGCGTTCGCAAAGTCAATAAGACAGCGCAGCCCAATGTACCTGGAGCTAGATAATTTTTTTGGTTGGTTATTAAAAAGGTTTTTAAATCGGGGGCGGGTGTGGTAGCCCGCCCTTTTTATTAAACAGAAAATTTATGAAAACAAGAATTAATTCCCGCATATTTTTATTTCAACTGGCGGTGCTGGTTGTAGTGCTCTCCTTGAGCTTTGTTTTTGATTCCTCTGCCGATACTGCCGTCGGGTTGTCAATGGCTGTCACCGGAATGATGACTATTGGTGATATTGAGGATGTGTCCGACCGTCAGACCCATGGATCGAACATTGCATATCAGATTTATCTGATCAGTATTGACCAGGTGGATAATTCTCAGTTGTTTCCGGCTCCCAATGCCAACAGGGAGGTAGGGCAGGTTCCGATGAAGAATGGTGAGTATATGAAGTACTTTGTGTGCCATACCATCCCCACTTTTGTAGGCAATGGCGAGAAAGGGGATATTACCACTTCCGGAACCAATCAGTTTGTGGCGGTTATGGGTGGACAGCGGGATAAACTGCTTTCTTTCACGGAAGAATATGCAGGTGGCAAGTTTATCATTCTCTTCAAAGAAATTGAAGAAAGCCAGTGGTATATCATCGGTTCTTATGACCGCCCGATGATTCTTCAAACGTTTGAAAACAAGCATGACGCAGACGGACGTTATGTGACGTTTACATTCCAGCGTACTTCAATTTCACAGTATTATAAATATACAGGTGCTATTGTACGCCAGCCTGCCAAATCCAATCCGGTGGATGCCACTAATCTTACCGTTATTCCGGGACAGGACTTGTATTCCATTCCTGATTGTACATCCTCACCTAAGGCTATTGCTACAGTTTCCGGTCTGGCGGCTAATGATAAGGGACGCTATATAACTCTGATAGGTGAGGGTGTGGAGCATCCGGCTACAGTTGCTGAAAATGAAGTGTTTATTCTTGAGGATGGAGCCACATGGACCGCCCGTGCTGGAAGCCGTATTACTTTCCGCGTAATTGATACTGACACTTTGGTTGAGATTGCCGGATCCCGTATTCAAACTGTTGTCTGATTTTTATAATTAATCCGGTGCGGATATATATGCTTGTTTTACACTGTATTATCATGCACCGGTTAAACTGATAAGTTATGTATTCATTCAAAGAAAAGAAGCTTCATTATAACCGTCTTCAGAACCAGTCCGCCGCTTTGGCCGATCTGAAGCTTTTACGGAGTATTAATCCTGATGCGCCTGTGTTGCCTGCATGGGAGCGATCACCTGAACGTTTTGCAAACAAGATTCTTTATCTTCTGCTTGATTATGCAACGGCAGAACAGATCAGAAAGAACCGGCGCAATCCTGTCAGCTCGGTAAAGGAGAAATTGGAAGAGACAGTACACGAGTTGCAGGAGAAATCCGTCGAATTGAAAGAAACGAAAGATACGGTTCAGGAATTGCAGGAAAGAGTAGAGGAGTCGGAATTTCGTGCGGAAAAGGCGGAAACATCTTTGGACTTTGAGAAAAAAAAAGAGGTTTAAGGAAAGTACAGAAGCATGAAGAATATCCCGCTATTGACTGGGATAATCTTGATGATGAGAATGTACAGACTGCCACCCTTATCTATAATGACCGTGTTGTAAGCTGGAAACGGATGAAACAGATAGACGAACGTATGGATGCTGACAATATTACCAAGGATGACATATTTTCCCTTGTCCATCTTCGCATCCGTAATTTGCAGGCTTTCTCAGAACTTAGAGCCTATAATGATACCGGTTCTTTCCGTTTCCTTCATCCTCTTATAGCAGGGCGCAGTGAACGTGCCTTGCTGGCTTCCCTTCTTGAAAAGGATCCTCAGGAATTTCTCCGCAAACACCGCAATGTGCTTGACAGTATACGGCGTTATGAAGCGTATTTGAAAAATCCCGAACGTGAATCCCGACGGAAACAGGACAGGAATTTGTTACGCAAGTATCGTGATCGTGAAACTTTGTTTAGAGATATACTCAATGAAAAGACTAAAGGTTGATTTTATGGCTGTTTCCCTGTTCCTTACCATGATAGGGATGATAGCCGGTATTTCAGTATTAATATGCTGTTTGCTATGACTGGGAATAAGGATATTGTAATTGTCAGCGATGATTATCTGCCACGGGTACGTACCTATGCCATTATGGGGTATAGCCGTGAGCGCGTGTGCCGCCTGTTGGAGTTGCCGCGGAAAATGCAGATGGCATTGGCTGTCCGGCTGTCGTTGCCGGGAGATGTGTTCTATGAAACCTATGAGTCGGGACTGGCTCAAGGAGAGAAGAATATTGATATGGAACTGGCGAAGAAAGCGGAAAACGGGGATATTGATGCCATTGAGCTTCTTGAAGAGAGAAAGAATGAACGTTATTTTAAGGATTTGCGTAAAGAACTATTTGGAATATGACCGTACTTGAGCGTCTTGATAAGATACATCCCGATATGATTTCAGGATTTCTCACTACCGGAAAGTGTAATGGCATTCCGGAAGATGTGCAGAAATTTTTGAAACAAATACAATGGGCGGCAGAAATATATGAATATGAGCCGAATATAACCCGTGCTTCCAAGAAATTGCGTCTGCGCATTAATGCGGAGCAGAAGTTGGCTTTAGATGAACGTACCTGCAAGGAACGTATCTATCAAGCCATTAATTACTTTAATGTCGATAACAATGTCAGCGAGAAGGTATGGGAGAATCACTATGCGGACAAGCTGGAATCCATGGCGCAGTTATGTGCGGCCAAGGGGGATATGAAAACGATGGCTGCATGTATCGAAAGAGCCAGCGAGCATCGGATTCGTGCCGCCCAGATAGCAGAGGCTGCTACCAATCTTGGTATTACTTTCATTATTGATCCTAACCTTCGTCCGGAAGATATGGGATTGGAAAGTAAATCACTGAAAGAGATAGCGCGTAAGCATAACGAAGGGTTTTATATCCAACTTATCGACGGTCTTCCTATTGATAAGAGGGAAAAGAAACGATTGTTGCGGGATGCCGATATTCAGGATGTAGAGGAAATATTAAATGAAGAGTAATCATGAGTCAGAACGATATATCCAATGATGAATTTTCAATGGAGATGGAACGTATCTACATGAATTCCATGCAGGTAATGGTCAATCTTCTTGACCCTAACAAAGTGGTGGTGGAAGCTGCACGTGCGTCAGGTAAGACGAGTGAGGTTACAGTAAACCGCATTGTCCGTGTGGCAGACAGTATGCCGGCCGAGTTGTCATTTTTAGCGCATCGTACCTATGTTGCGTTGCTTACCAATATATGGCCTAACATTCAGGCTGCTTTTTCCAGGCAGATTACGGTTAACGGCCGTCCTCGTTGTATGCTGGAATATGGCATTGACTATATTGCGGGAGAGTCGAAGATTCCAGAGCATTTCCGGAAGCCGCGCTATCCAATTTCTTATCCCAAGCATAGCATCCTGTTCCGGAACGGTCATCATATCCAGCTGGTAAGTTCTGACCAGCCGGACTCAGTGGCGGGTAGAAGTGGCGTTCATGCTTTTGTAGAAGAAATGAAACACAATGACGGAGAGAAACTCAAGACACGTTTGTTTCCTTCTCTTCGTGGATCTTCTGCGGAAATTCGTAAAAGCCCATATTACCAGGGATGGACCGGGGTTTCTGATACTGCCCGTGTGGATTTGAATGAGGACGACTGGTTTGAACGGTATGAAGATCAGAACAATCCTCAGCTTCTTTCCGAAATAGCCACAGTAGCTGTTCATGTGAATAAAGCGGTTTATAAAAGAATGGAACTTCTTACTGCCCAAAAGAATACCACCAACCCGGTCACGCTTGAAAAGATACGCCTGGAACTGAAGAAGTATGACAGACAGATATCCATGTGGACACCTCGTTTGGCTGATATGCGGCGCAACGCCACATTGTATATCCGGGCCAGTTCGTTTGTCAATAAGGACATATTGGGACCTAAGTTTTTTAAAACTCAGCTTGACACATTGGATATGGACGAATTTCTTACTGCTATATGTGCTGTCCGTCATAAGTCTGTGGTTAACAAGTTCTTTGCAAATTATAATAAAGAAAAGCATCAATTCTCTGACGGGTATATTTATGATTCTATCATGAAACTTGATCTGAAGGATCATTTTATCATCACTGCCCGCTATTTAAAATACTACGACAAGAGCGCTCCGCTGTATATAGGGTATGATCCCGGACATTTCTCAAGCTTGGTATGTGGGCAACCCAAGAAGTACGGGAAGGAATTCAGGCTGTTGAAAGAGTTCTTCTGTTTCTATCCGGATGAGCAGCCGGAGCTTGCTAGACAGGTTTATGAGTTTTTCGGGCGTGACTGTCGGAACAAACGTATTGTTTTATATCCGGACAGGGCCGGTAACAAACGCAGGGAGGAACTGGAGCAGATAACGACTGACAGCCGAGCATTGAAGAGGGAACTGGAAAGCTACGGGTTCGAAGTGCAGCTCATGAACGAAGGACAGGCCACAATCTATCATTGGCAGCAGTTCAAGCTGATGTTGCTATTGTTTGGTGACAGAAGCAATGCTTTGCCTCACGTTTTTATTGACGAAAATGAATGCCCTAATCTTTGTAGTGCTATACCTCTTTCACCACGTAAGAGCACCAACGGACGTATAGAGCTGGACAAGAGCAGCGAGGTTAAGATACCGCTTCACCGTCAGGCTGGACTGACAACACAGATTCCTTCTGCATTCATTTATCTGATGTACGGTCTGTATGGGGATGCTGTTCTTAACGAATTGACCAGCATTCCTGATGATATTCCGGATAATTTCAGCTTATAATTAAAGTTCGGCTTAAATAGTAAGTTCAATTGATTTAATATAAGTGTCTGTTTGACATTTAAATAAGCATTATGTAAATCATGGATAAACGATTGACTTTTTGAAAAATTTTTGAACTTTTTTCAAGAGACGATTGACTCCACGCCGCGCTGATAAAACCGATTGCACAGCACAGGGGGTAGATGGGTGGAAATATGATTCTTCCCTTGAGATTTCGTCTTTTCTACTGTATCGGAAAACGAATAAATTCGTAGCATGGAAGAAGTAATAGATCATAACGTTACGATGTCGGGTGCACAGGCCATGCAATGGGCTAGGGAGATATCCAAGCTGCCCGATGGATGCTTTACCATAGCATTCTATCCATGCAGTCTGCAACGTAATGAGGCATCCACTAAGATCATAGTAAAGGACGGTTGCAGATGGCGCACCCAATTGCCTCATGAACGTTTCAGTGTGGACAGTGATAACTTCTTCCTGTTTACCGACAAGGACGGAGAACCCCGTATGTGTTACACTATATTGATACGCTATATGGGATTCCCGCAAGATGGATTTAAACTACATAAAATAGATTGGTTATCATGAGTCAACAAAGTAATATAGAGATACAGGGATGCCTTGGCGTGTACGTTAATGACAGCAGTGTGATATCTTTCCAGCTGGGAGAAGGGAGTATGCAGGATGCCTTGCAGCGTAACCGTACTGTATCTGTTAATCCGGTGGTATTGGAAGGACAGGTGAGATGGCTTACAGTCAAAGGGTATAACATAGCTTCTCGTGGCTGGAACAATCTGAAATGCCAGGAAGTAGCAAGTGATATCAAGCATAACAGACTGCTTCCAAGATTGATAACCAAACAGGTCAATATGCTGTATGGCTCCGGACCGGCTGTCTATAAGACAGAACTTGTCGATAATAAAGTCAAGAGAACTTGGATTATGGAACCCAGTATACAGAGATGGCTGGAAAGCTGGGAGCAGAATGGAATGGAGCAGGGATACAGGGCGTTTGCAAAACAGAACATCAAAAACTATTATTATTTTCGCGATTTCTTTGTAAAATGGCGGTTTTCAGCTGGAAAAGGGATTGTTCCGGGAGTGCTGCCGGTTGCTGGTCTGGAAGCCATGGAGAATAAGGATTGTCTTTTGGCCACCACCCGGACGGATGTGGCTTATGATATGGTTTATTATAAGGATTTCACGGCTATAGCTGTTGGTAAGTTTATCAATGGAATCAGTACCAGTTTGCGTATTTATCCTAAATTGCGTATGCAGGATGTACCGCGATACAGGTTCGCTGCTGTTTCCCATCATCGTGAGAAGTCCATTGATAATTTCTATGGAGAGAATGAAACACACGAGGGCACACAGCCTTATATCAAGGGTTCCAATGAAAATGCAGTATATATTAACAGCTTTCTTCGTAATTCGTTGGCTGCTAAAATACATATCATCATTCCTAACGCATGGGTAAATTCGAAGAGAACCCAGATTACCAATCTTTGCAACGAAAACAAGGAACGTGCTTCGAAACAGGAGAAACTATTGCTGTACAATGGGCTGGAGATTGGGACTGAGTTCAAGGAGTCTACCTTGATCCGCTATATTAAACAGGAATTGGATAATATATCCGATTACTTGTCCGGAGCCGATAACCAAGGAAAGGCTTACGCGACTTTCAGCTTTCGGAACGGAAGCAGCGGGGAAGAGGAGCGATGGAAGATAGAAACCGTCGATTTAAAATATAAAGAATACATTGATGCGATTATCAGCTATGATAAACGTGCTGACGAAGTATTGCTGTCAAGTGTCGGGCTGGATTCTTCCATCTCATCAGTCAGCAAGGACGGTGTAATTAGCAAGAGCGGAAGTGACGCTTATTACAACTATTTGATTTATCTGCTCCAATTGGCACCGGAAGATGAGATTGTATGTGAACCGTTCAACCAGGCTATCCGTATAAACTTCCCTGAATTGTACGAACAAGGTTATCGGATAGGCTTTTACCGGGAAATCCCATCACGCCAGGAAGATGTATCACCGTCTAACCGTCTTAATAATCAGCAGCCATGAATGTTTTAGAAGAATTGTTTATAGATGTGGCCCAGTTCCACCTTTATTCCCCTTATGCGGAGAGTAACATGAATTTCAAAGATCTTGCATCAAGTGCCATGAGTGCCATTAAGCAGGTTCAATCCGTCATATCTCCTGATATCTACAAGAAGATAGCAGCAGGAGAGGATAACGATGAAAAGGATGCATTAAGAAGTGCCGTGGCTAATCTGACATTGGCAAAACAGCTTATATTCAATGTACTGTCACTTCGTAAATCGGATGTGGATATCTACAAGAACGAGCAGGAGCAGATGCGCAGGGCCTATCGTGATAATTACTATAATGCAATGGATACGTTACTTCAGCTACTTGATTCGGATGAGGAATGGAAGAAAACCAAGACTTATAAAGCTTTGGAAAACCTTAAGTTGAAGACGACTTATGAATTCGATGCATCTTATCCCATTGATAATTCATTCCTGTACTTTTTCAGATGTGTTCCGATCCAGCAGGAGGCATTGGATGATTATGTATCAGGCTATTATGAACGTTTGCCGGAAAAGGACCAGACAAATCGTCGGAAATTGGACAGATGTCTGGCTAAAATAACAGTGGCATTGTCGTTACGAAGATTTGATATCCTTGAATTTCCGTCAACCATCCGTAATTTGTTTGAAGATTCAAAAGTTATGCGTTACAGTACCCAGGAGCAGGAGAGGATGTTAACTTTATCTGATGATCTGATGTCACAAGCCTTGGAAAGCCTTAAAAATATTGATTTGTCTTTATCCGGAAATACGGATGTTGATATAGTAACTGAAACATCTTTCAATCGTCCGGACGATAAAATTTATTTGATGCCATGAAAAAATATATTGAATTTACCCTGAAAGGAAGCGTGTATTCTATTCCAAACAGTTGGGAAGGGTTGAACACTTATCAATTTAAAGAACTGGTTGCGGATCTGATTTCCATGTCCGCAGGTAAACTTTCTGCCGGTCTTGTGCGTGTGCGCCATATATGCAGGGTGATGGGCTGGGATATCAATAAGATAACCGATGCGGATGCCATGGGAAACATTGCTTGCCTGGCTGAGCAGGTCACCTTTCCTTTTCTGATCTGTTATCCGGATAATGATGCGGCACTGGCGGATCTTGACACCGATTCTTATGAGCTATGCAAGCGTGTCCCGCCGGAAAGACTGACGGGGATAACTATATCCCGCTATCTGTCACGGCTTGATTATAAGTTTGTGGTAGACTCCTGTTTTTGCAAACAATTTATAGGATCTGTCCATATTGACGGGCAGGATGAACCTTGTCTTGGTTATACCATTGATACAGGATTCTCTATGCTGACAACCTCATTGACGGCACAGCAGTTTATTGACGCGCGTGAGCTGGCGGATTGCCGGGATGATCAGCTTCCTCTGCTTGCTTCCATCCTGTATTCTTCACTACCTTATGAAAGTGACAGGGCGCATCAACGTGCCGTTCTTTTTTCAAAAGTGGATATTAAAACATTGCAGGCCATCCGTTTCAATTTCAAGGGATTCATCAATTATTTGTTCAGTAGGACAGAATACAAGATTCTTACTAAAATCATACCGGGAAAGGAATCTGTGATAAGCACAGGGGCACAGGATGCTCTGTACGGCTTGAGTGCTGACGGATATGGAAATTTGCGTGAGATATCCCAGATGAGCGTCTTGCAATATCTTGGAATCCTGAGAAAGAAGATGATTGAATCCGTGCGTAGCCTTCATGCCTCCAAAATGGATGTTGCTGAGATCGCTAATACCACCCGGTTACCAATTGATGTTATAAATGATATACTATGATTCTTGAGTATTTAAAATATTTTTCCCGGTTTCCTGCCCGTGACGGGGTTCTGGATATGTTTATTAACGGAAGTTCCGAACTTTATGAGTATGAGGAACTGAAAGGGTATATAGCCGGTATGTCCGAGCCTTTGGTTCCTGATATTTCCAATTTTGTTTTTGGGCAACGTTTTGAGGATGTTAAAAAACGGGTGGATGCCCTGATAGGAACTTATCTGTTCTGTGATTTTGGAGAGATACAAAGCTCTCAGGACAATATAGGTTCCATAGAGGATACGCATAAGCGTGCGGTGACGGTTGCGGTCAAATTAGGGAATAAATCTGATATGGTAGAAGTTGCCATTCAGAGTGACCGAACGTTGAAACTATTGAACCAGGTACGTGCTTATATGATGTATGATTCCCGTTATATGTCATGGCTCAAGCCTATATCGGATAATCAGACGATTGTGCCTTTTGTGTCGCCTGAACTGTCATCAATAGGCTGGAGCATGAGCTTTGTCGCATCGGCTCCCGACTGGATGAATGTAAAAGAAATAATGAAACACATAACTTAAAACAGATATGAATACAAGTTCTAAAATTACATTTTCGGTATTCATTACCGAATTTTATAGTCTGATGTGGGATATGAGATGGTTGATGCTGCTGGCTTTGATTCTTATTTCTACAGATCTATGGTGGGGCATCAGCAAGTCCAAACGAAGGATGGAGGAAGTGCGTATAAGCCGGGCTATCCGGAGAACCCTTATAAAAATGGGGGATTACGTATGTATAATTCTATTGGGGGCGGTTTTAGGAAAAGCGATTGGTGAACCTTTGGGCATTCCTTATTCCACTATTTCCGTATGCTGTATGCTGATAGCCTGTTACTGTGAACTTGAAAGTGTGATCAGTAATTACTGCGAATGTAAAGGTCTGCATTACCATATCAGTCTTTGGAGCGTCTTTAAAGGACTGGTCGGTTTGAAAAGTAAAGAATTGAAGAATGTTATTAATGAAATAGAAAATGAAAGCAAACATGAAAATCTTAATTGACAATGGCCATGGAGCCAACACACAAGGCAAGCGTTCTCCGGACGGTCGTTTGATTGAGGCGTTATATACCCGTGAAATTGCCATCCGTGTGGAGCATGAATTGTGTAAGAGGGGGTATGAGACACTTCGGATTGTGCGTGAGGAAGTTGATGTGCCGCTATCGGAGAGATGCCGCCGAGTGAATGATATTTGTTCCGAATTTGGGAAGATTAATGTTCTTCTGGTATCCATCCATTGCAACGCCGCCGGAAATGGGGCACAATGGATGCAGGCTCGTGGATGGGAGGCATGGACCAGTATAGGGCAGACAAAAGCGGACAGGCTTGCTGATTGTCTGTATGCTTCGGCTGACAGGTTCCTTCCTGGAATGAAGATTAGAAAAGATCTGGCTGATGGTGATTCGGACAAGGAGAGCGGATTCTATATTTTAAAACATACGGAATGTCCGGCTGTATTGACGGAAAACTTATTTCAAGACAATATGGAAGATGTGGCTTTCCTTTTGTCTGAAGAAGGGAAACAGGCTATAACATCCCTTCATGTCGAAGGAATAATTAAATTCATTGAACTATGAAGCTTATACCTTGGATCTTGGTAGTCTTGTTAAGTATCATGCTGATGCTTTCATGGTGTTCCTGCCCAGCTGATAATTATGGGAAGCTTGCGCCGGATACATTATGGACGTTGGTTGTTGACACCATAAGGGATACCATCATACCTCCGCCTGAGGTAGAACATCATGTAAGAGTGGATACCGTTTTGTTGCCGGTATCCATGGAAGATCCTGATGTGGACATAGACTCTACGTTGCCTGACTCCATGCCGGTGATAATCCCGATAATGGAAAGGGAATACCGGACGGATGATTATCGCATTTTGATTAATGGTTATAATCCGGAACTTAAGTCAGTTGAATTGTATCGCCCTACAATGTTGGGAACTATTAAACAGAGAAACAAACGGTGGGGGATTGGTCTTTCTGCCGGATATGGTATCGGAAGTGGCGGCTTTTCTCCTGTGTTGGCTGTTACTATCAATTACAATCTGTTGCAGTGGTAACAAAAATCCCCGGCTTGCGGTCTTGCTCTTATTCTATTGACAGTCGAATTTGAAAACCTTTGGATGTGCCGGGGATAGATAAACAACAATGTTTTTAATAAATTGTTTCTAAATTTTACATTATTATGAGCAAGACCGCACGTTTTAATGAAATCCTTGAATCAGTCGCCTCTTTCACGGAAATACATCAGGAATTTATCCTGTCAGACAATCGGGCCGCCGAAGTGGTGGATGCCCGGTGCATTTTAGTAAAACTGTTATCCGAAGAAGGTTTCTACCCTTCCCAGATCAGCAAGTATATGGACCGTACAGAAGCTAGTATCCGGTATCTGCTTGCTTCCTATTCATCTCGAATTTCTTCCAGTCTGTGGATGGAAAAGGATGTAGAAGTTATCCGCAAACATCTTGAAAATAAGTCGAAAATAAACGGTAAATAAGAAACAAATAACTGTAATTCAGTTGATAGTTATAGTCTGTACCTTTGTAATGTCAGGTTATAGCCTGGCCTAGTAACTTATTAAAACATAATATTATGACTATCAAAGGTATGAACGGTGAGAACTATAATGTCACCGGCCAGGGACAAGGTAATTACAATACCGTCGGAGCGTCAGCAGGTATCGCATCATTTTTAGGATTGAATGCGGGCAATATCCTAGGAGGCGGCTGTTATAACCGTAATATGGCGGCAGGTCCTGTGGAAGTGATTACTTCGGATGACAAACCTGTCAGCCGTTATGAAGCGGCCATGATGGACAAACTGGCTCAAAAGGATGGAGAGATCGCCTTGCTGAAAGCGAACACTTACACGGATCAGAAACTTGCTGATGTTTATGACCGATTGCTTAGCCGTATCAATGCGGATAAGAGTGAGCAGAATGCCATCAACATGAATCAGGCTGTGTACAATGGCACTAATACCGCCACTCTGGCTTGTATGAAACAGCAGATTGCTGATTTGGCTGCGTTAAGTGAACTTGTTGTTCCGCAACGTAAAGTGTGTGATACCGGTTGCTGCGGTTGTAACTAGTGAATCTCATTGAAAGGGCGGTTTCATTCCGTCCTTTCCTCTTTTTAAACTCAAACAATATATTACCATGTATACCAATTCACAAATTTTATCAGCAGTGTTGAATAAATGGCTGCAACCTGTAGTGCAGCAATTCTCCGCACAAAAAATGGGATCGTTTCCTTTTGTGCAGATGATTGAGACCAAATTGAAATCAACAGGTTTCGTTAAACCCAGCTGGAGTCTTGCTGCGGAATTATCTCCGATAATGCAGAATGTCAGTGGAACTATCATAGAACCTATCATTAACCGCTATATCTCACAAGTGCCGGATGATGCATTGCCCGAAATGGCTCACAAAATAGTGGATGATGCTATTAAAAACGGAGGGTTGACACTGATGGATGGAAAGGTTGTTTTTGAAAAGGAAGACATGGAAGAACTGAAAACCTTGCTTGAATATAACCTGCCTTTGATTCCTAGAGAAGAATACATCGTCAAGACAGCGCCTGATAAGGAAGCTGACGGTAGCGATGAACCCCAACCGAAGTCGGACGGTATAAGTTCCGACACAGAATAATTCTTAATATATATCCATTATGATTCAATTGACTCCGATTGCAATCGCTGCTACCAGCCAGCAATATCTGACTAATGTAGTGGAGAATTTATGCCAGGCTTATTGCGCTGAAAATGGTGTACAGCCTACTGGCATAGTTAATTTTACTGTCGCAGAACAGCAGACGGTGAATACCCAGACTGTTGTAACCATCAATGCAGCAGTGCTTGTTGCTTACACTCCTAAAGGATCATGCCGTTCTGTTACCAAACAATGGGTTGAGCAGTTTAAGGTAGCCTTTATCGGTGCGGCCGGTGCTGTTCCTACGATTACACTTACTCCTCTTGTTACTCAGGTTACTCCTGAGAATGTAAAGTGCTGTAACCGTGCGTTTGGTGTGAGCCTGGCTACTCCATTGACCATTGCGGCCACCTTTCCGGCTACTCCCACAGCTTGATAGGATTATGACTCAAAAGTCATTAAAACCTGTAAAAAAGAAAAGGGAGAAAAAAGTTTGAGTTTGCTCCCCGCTTTATTGTGGGGAGTTTACTTTAATATCCTATAATTATGAAGACTAAAGAAGAAATGATAGATCGCTACCATGAACTTTATGAAAAGATGGTGGCAAGTAAAGATCCGAAGAATATGAAGATATTCGGTGAAACTGAAAAGTATATGTTCAAGGCTGTCGCGGCAGCTCATCCTGATCTGGCCGAAAACTGGTTGTCGCATTTGGAGGCTGTTTGTTGGGACAATTATCTATCCGAACACGAGGCAATGAATATCAGCAAACGTATTGTCAATCAAGATGGAATGAAAGGATTCCATTGGTCCTATGATACTTTTGAAAAAACGGTTGAATCGCTTGGAGGAGTATGTGAAGACAAACCGCATTATAACAGTTATGCTTTATGGGTAACTGCCAATATGATTTATTCGGATCATGCCAGAAGTATTGCGGAAGACATGGGGCATAAATTGCCGGCAGATGTGCCTAATGAAAAGATGGCATTGTCATGCTATCGTAAGGCTGTGGAAAATCTTAAGGATGTGGATTCCGGGTTTCATGTACGGCGGTATTTCAAGCACAAGATGTACGACGATTCAGTTATGTGACCTGGATAAAAAATTAGATAAAATAATCTCCATGATTGAAAAACTGGACGGTCTGAAAGGTTTCGGCTCCAATGTACTGGCTAATGTTGTAGGAGATATAATCATGGGTAGGTAACTGTAAGGTGTTTTAGAAATAAAGCACCTTTTGTTTATAAATATAGTATTATTTTAATACTGATTGGATTTTTATTATTAACTTTGCGAAAAATTTTAAAATTTAGATATTTATGAAAAAGTATTTTTTACTATTGACTGTTTCTCTTCTATTTGCTTCATGTAAAAGTTATATCCAGATTTATGATGTGGACAGCACCTCAGCCAAAACAAGTAATGAGCAGTTTGTATTTGAGAATGAAGATTGCAAACTTACTTATAATTTTTGGGAAGAATGGGGAAATGCCTCTATGGTATTTACCAATAAGACGGATAAGAACTTATTTGTTTCGTTATCTCAGTCATCTTATATTTTTAATGGTTTTTCTTCATCTTTCTATAAAGGTGTAGATGACCATGTTGTTATATCTAAATTTAAAAGTAAGACTTTTCATGATTTGCCTGTAGTTTGTGTCGCTCCAAAATCTTCTAGAGTAATTGGAGATTTAAATCTTGTAGATAAAATATATTTCTTCTGTGAAAAAAAGAAGGATAACCCTAGTCGCAGATATTCGGAAAACTATAACGAAAATGATTCCCCTATAATATTTGGTTATAATATGGTATATTCTGCGACAGAGAATTGCAATGAAGTTAAGTCTTTAGAAAGTTCTTTTTATGTATCAAGAATTGAAAATGTGACAAAGAAACAAGAAGAGGTTTCTAGTCAGGTTAAAGATTGTTTGGATTATAGTGAAACTTCTGTAGTTACATTGAAATCTCAATCTCCCAAGCGTTTTTATATAAAGAGATTTAAGGATGTAAATTCAACTCCGGCAAAATGGTATTAATTATTCGATAATAAATTCTTAAGCGGAACTCTAAAAAAGTTCCGCTTTTGTTTTGTCAATCCAAAAATAATATTCACCTTTGCAGCGTACTCCTTTTTGACATAGGCGAGTAGGCTCGCCATTATAGCTGCGGGCATTTTTTATGTCTTCGGCAAAACATATAGTTCCGTCCCGTGTGGAGTCTTAATGGACCCACTGCCTATGTCAAGGTGGAGTACAACGGGGAGCGGAACTTTTTTTGTTCCCTTCCTTTTTCTGATTTTATTAATTCATTTTAAATGTACTCAAAAATGAAAATTACTACATTGTCTCTTGATGCAAAGTCAAATTATTTGCAGGAGAAAAAAGAATCTTTGTTGGAATGGCTTCATGCTGATTCTGTTATCTTTTCTTCTATCATGGAGGAAAAAATTTCTAGAACATTTTCGTTACGAATATTGTTCATAATGTTGTGCTTTGTTGCATTATTATTATCGCCCGCATTTGGCACTGTGATGTGTCTTATATGTTTTATCATATTTGCCTTATCTTTGTTGGAAACAGCAAAATATTACAAGCAGGTGCACCGCTAATAAGTTTGCTTTACTAATATTATGTTTTACAATAAAATGTTTAAGGAAAATGAATATTAATGGAATTATATTAAGTGACGATAGTCTTAATGCGTTGCGTCGTATGCAGGAAGACAATAATAGCGAAATTGATAATGTTCTTGAAGGACTTGATTGTATAGCTGAACTGATTGAGAATCCGGAAGCGGATGCCAGTGATGGTGATCGTCTAGTCATGTTGCAGCAGCTTCGCGGTGTGCGCAAGATTTTGAAAGATCTCAAAGCATCTTCTTTTGATGAGTCAGAATAATGAAACTAAAATGGACAGTTACATCATTGCCTTGATGACTGTCTATTCTCCCGCAACCAATGAGTCCGATGCGACTCATTGGTTTTCTACTGAGGATGTGTATGAAGCCATAAAGAAGATTGATCCGGGAACATCCGTCAGCTTGGAGGATGTCTACAATTCGCTTCTTATGGGAGGGTTCCGTTTCCAGCCACGTCCCGGAACATTGGGATGTGAGTTCCGATGGATGTTTAAACAGAAATAATTATAGATAAAATACGATATTTCTTTTAGTCTAATTATTATATTATCAATCCTTTTTGTACATTTGCAATGTATTCAGAATGTGAACGCTGCGTAATAAGTTTGGTTACATGGGAAATTGGAGCGAACAACAAGAGGCAAAGAAAGAAGTTAAGGAGAAAGACAAAGTGAGGCGTGAAACGCTTGGAAAGTTCTTCTTTGATTTGGCAAAATTGGCTTTTGCTGGTCTTTTCGTTAGTTGGATTACACCTTTATCTGCTAATGTAAACAATAGTGTTGCATGGTCTGTCTTAGTTGGAGGTGTAATGTTTACTGTTGTATTTGCTATGATTGGAAATAAAATTTTAAAATAGGAGGTTTTATGGATATGCTTGCTATGACCTATATCATAGGAACTGTTATTGGGATAGCCTTTCTTATATGGCTATATACAAAGTCTGGGAAAAAATGGCTGAAGAGTTTGTAATTCGTCCATTGTGTTTGCTTATATTGGATATAAAATATAAGGAGGTAATTTATGGAAGGTTTATTGATTGTGCTTGGTGGTTCTGGAATGTTAGCCTTTTTCTTTGCTATATGGTTAAATACCCGGAAAGGCAAAAAATGGCTTGCTAATTTATAAGCTTATTTTATAACTAATATGGGCGAAGGCGGTATAAAATCTGTCCTTCGCCTTTTTCATTCCTATAATTACTTTAGCTTCAAATTTTATGAAGCTATGGTAACAGACCAACTTATCAAAAAAACATTCATTCACAATGTTGTATCCATCGGTTTTCAAAAAATAAGGCAGATACAACAGGAAGTCATATCGGAGAATTTGAATGTCATATCCGGCAATCTGCTCCAATCAGTCCAAGAAAAACCGGTGGAAATAGAAGGAACTGAACGTCAAATATATTATATGAGCGTTCTTCCTTATATGCGTTTCTTAGATATTCGTTTTCGGCAGGATCTGCGGATACGTAGAAAACTTTCCATCTATAACCGTGTCATTTGGGGGGTACTTTATGGTGAAGTGCTTCCTAATCTTCGTTATGGCTTTACTCAGGACATACGTAAGTATATCACCCGGCAACTTCAAGAAGGATCGGATATTGATCAATTAGATTTTCAATCATATATATAGACTACTGAATTATGGCTAAGAAACTTAATGAAGACGAAATCAAGTGGATTTTATCTGTGGAATCGTCAAAAGCACAGCAGGAAATTCGCAAACTCACTAAAGTTAATAGGGAGTTGAACAAAACAAACAAAGAACGTCGTGAATTAATGCGTGAGTTAGAGGCTCAAGGAAAAAAGGAATCAGATGAGTATCAGCGTCTTGACGAAGAAATAAAAAAAAGCAATAAAACTATATCAACAAATAACAAATTGATTGGTGAATTGGAGAAGAAGCTGGATGTTACAGGGCTTACTATGGTCCAACTCCGAAAGAAAGCTAAAGACCTTCGCCAACAGTTGGATCAGACAGTAAAATCAACACATCCGGAAGAATATGCCGAACTTGAAGCGGAGCTTGCCAAAGTAAATAATCGGATGGAGGAACTTAGGGGTACAGGGAAATATGCCCAGCAACAGCTGACTGCATTTGATAAAACAATGAATATGGCCAAAACTGCTGCTAAAGGTTTTATAGCTGTGCAACTTGTCAGATACTTGAAAGATGTCGGAATGAAATCCTATGAAACTCGTAAAGAATATGCCCGCTTTGAAGCGACTCTTCGTAATGCTACCGGCTCTTCAGAAGAAGCGGCAAAGGCAATGAAGATGTTGCAGCAGCTTGCTAAAGATACGCCGGCCAGTGTGTCAGAATGGACTGAATCATATATTAAATTAGTTAACCGTGGAATTAAACCGACTACCGATGAACTGACAGCAATGGGAGATATCGCAATGTCCCAAGGCAAGGATATAGACCAGTTTATTGAAGCATTGCTTGATGCCATGACGGGTGAGAATGAACGTTTGAAGGAATTTGGTATCACCGCTTCGAAGAATGGAAAAACTACTGCATATACGTTCAGGGGTGTAACTACTGAGGTACAGAATACGGATATGGCAATTAAAAACTATATTCTGTCATTGGGTAAATTACAGGGAGTACAAGGTTCTATGGCTACCCAGATGAATGAGCTGGCTGGCTTGGAATCAAATTTAGGGGACCAGATGGATTCTATCTATAATAAGATAGGAAAGAAACTTGAACCGGCTATCAAATCCTTCATGGGAACTTTAGGACGTTTTATGGGGACAATATCAAAATCCCTTGATTCTTCTGGCGAAAAATTTGATGACCAGTTGAATAAGGTTGTTTCCCTGCAAAATGGGCTGCTCCCTTTGCTGAGCCGATATGATGAATTGAAAACTAAAACAAGCTTAAGCGCACAAGAACAAGATGAATTAAACCAATTGATATCCCGTATCGCTCAAATAATACCAGGAGCTGTTACTGGCTTTGACAATTATGGAAGGGCTATATCTGTGAGTACTGATTATGCCCGTGAGTGGATAAAAACAGAAAAAGCCAGATTAGCCTATATCAATAAATCACAAATTGAAGAGCGCAAGAACGAAAAAAAGAACATTGAAGAAAGGATAAAGAGTCTGAAACGCCAAGAAAGTATAGGAAAAAGGCTTTATGGGGTTGATAAAGAAGGAAATGCAAAACATATTGCTGTTTATAGCGGGGGGATGGGATATGGACCTAATGCGGAACAAATAAACTCTAGAAAGATGACTGCGGATGAGCAAAACAAGTTCAAAGAGGAGATGAAGTCATTATATGAGGAATTATCAGGAGTTGATGCGGAACTTTCTCGTTTGCAGGGAACTACTTTAGACGATATGATTAAAACTCAAACAGAGATGATTGAAAAACGTAAAAGTTTTAATGAGATGAATAAAGAATCTCTTTCCGCTTGGATTGATGATGAAAAGAATGCAACAAGCGAGTATTTGATCATGGCCAAGGAAATTTATAAAAACCGTTTTCCAGTAACTCCTATTGATCCTGATGCAGCGGAAGAAGAAGCTAAACGAAATGAAAAAATATTGAAGGAAGCATTACAGAAGCAGACAGAACTTTTTGAACAACAAAAAATAGAGTTAAAACAACGTTATTTGGCGCATAATGACGAACAATTACAGACTGAATCTCAATTTAACAAGGCCATGGAAGATTTGACCTTGCAGGATCTTAATGCCCGTCTTAAAATAATGGGGTTGGAGGTTTCACAACGCCAACAGATTGAACAGCAAATTTTGGATATTCGTATAAAGGCACTTGAGGATTTTCGTCAGAGAAAACTTGCGATTGAAACAGAAGAAGAGCAACAGCGTGTGTCACTTAATAAAAAATCCATGGATGAAAATAAAGAGTGGCTTGATAAGCAGTTGGCAGATAGGCAGCAACATCATAATGATCAGGTAAAAATAATTAGTGACGCTTTGAAACAGCAAGTGGATCAATATAAGGAATATGGAAGCCAAATGGGGGAATCATTAGGTAAAGTTTTGTCAGGTCAGGAAGACATGCTTTCCGCTTTTGGTAATACCATGATTGATATCCTTTTTGATGTCTTATCTCAAATTATAAATCAAAAAATTGCGGAAGCTACTGCTGTAGCCATTGCGGAACAGGCTAAAGCGGCAGCTATTAGTGCTGCTCAGCCGGATTCTGTTGCCACTTTTGGGGCGACCGCTGCTGCCCGAACCGCTATTATCAGTGGCTTGATCATGGCTGCTTTAACAGCTGCAAAAACAACATTAAAAGGTTTGCTTGCTAAAAAAGGCTCATCTACCACGTCGGGAACTACATCTCCGAATACATCATATACCCGTGTTCCCGGTAGACAGTCCGGAGGATATATAGATGTCACTCGTGCCCAAGATGGAAAAGAGTTTCAGGCTGTCTATGATCCTAAACGTCGTGGATTTATAGACAAACCTACTGTCATAGTAGGAGAAGGTCCTGCCGGATCATCTAAGGAATGGGTAGCTAGCAATGAGGCGCTGAAGAATCCTACCATTGCACCCATATTGTCCATTCTTGATCAGGCACAACAGGCCGGAACTATTCGTACTTTGGACTTTAACAAATATCTTCGGGCAAGAACTGTAGGGAAACAAGATGGAGGACAGGTTTCACCAATAGGAAACACGCCTTCAATGGTATATGCTGATCCTGTTTTTATTCAATCTGTAAACAAATTGAATGATATTCTGTCCCGAATTGATAAAAACGGTGGAATACATGCATACACTATTTTATCTGAATTTGAAAAAAAACAAGAATTGAGGAATCGTTCTAGAAAAATTGGCTCAAAATGAAGATTATTAATACAAAATCGGGAAAAGCATATCAGCTTGTTCCTGAAACACAGCTTGAAATTGAAAAAACAAATCCTTTTTTTAACGATTATGGTGAGCAATCTCTGCCGGTAAGTTTGCCTGATAGTCCTTATAATCGTGATATTCTTAATTTCCCGAATGTTATACAAAGAAAGGAAAAAGTACAGTTGCTTGATGCCTCTATTCAGGACGGAGAATATTTTGTTCCATGTCGTCAGGCGATATTGAGTGTGTCCCCGTCTGAAAGCATTGAGACTTCGTTTTATATAAATGAAGGAAGTTTTTATAGCAAATTGGAAAATACTTATATTACAGATGTGTTTGCAGATGAAACAGTTGATGGGATTAATACATTGGATCAGGCCATATCTTATTTAAAACAGCTGAACACATCCGGAGGAGATGAAATGTTCTCTATTTTTCGCGTTAAAATTAATGATGATGATAATGACAATCCACGATATTTGAATGGTAATGATGGAAGGTCCTCTTTATTTTATAATGAAAATGATACAACTGAATATATTGATGGAAAGACAATATCTGTTACTCGCGGATTTTATATGACACCGTTCATTAAGGCCAATTATGTCCTTAAACGTTTGTTCGCTCATTTTGGATATACTCTTCTTGATAATTTCTTTACGAAAACGTCTCCTTTCCCTGATATGGTTTTCATAAACAATGTTGCTGACGCAATTGTGACAGGAAAAATTCGTATTGATCAGCTGGTTCCCAAAGTAACTTGTAGTAAGATTCTGGATTTGTTTCGGCGTAAATTCTGTTGTGAGTTTATTACCGATGAAGTTAATCGAACTGTTGACGTTATAATGTTTAATGATTTAATGTCTGATAAGGCGGATGTGAATCTTTCGTCATCTTTGGTTGGGAAATTGAGAGTTGAATACCCGGATAAATATAAGCAGCTGATATTGGAGGCAAAAGATTCTGTTGATGGAACTATTGAAACTTTTGATTCCTTGGAACTTATTAAATCAAAATACCCAACTGCCATATTTAATGAACGGCAAGGATATTTTATTCGCAACGGCTTTAAAATAAGTACTCGTTTGTCCAGTATGATAACACCTACCACTGAAATAGTGGCTGATTGTGGTCAGCGTTATTATGAAGGAGGTGAATTTGAGACATATAAAATCGAAGTTCCTGAATGTATACCTTCAGCTGGGATGTATATTGGTGAAGTGCAATATCTTAACTCTTCAATGAAAATCACCGGAACAGATACTGCTAATGAACCTTCAGAAACAGAAACAAATGCGTCTTCTAATATGTATGTCATGCTTGCTTTTGCTCATAAAGAAGCGGATTGGAAGTTTACTGAAGGTTCTGTGAGTAATTATATATATAGAAGATCCGGACGTAATGAGATAAATTATAAGTTCTCAGACTTTGCTTTGGTGTATAATGGGCCTTATGGGATATTTGAAAAGTTTTATAAGGAATATGACAAGTTGTTACGTAATTCCATGCATACTGTTAAGGCGGATTTGTTGCTTACCCATCACCAGAAGATGACTCTCTCATCTTTTAAAAAACTTGTAATACATGGTGCGGAATTATTGCCTAATAAGATAAACTATAATCTTGGGCTTAGAAATGATCCGATAGAGTCTGAATTATACACTACCCAGTTATATGAGCCTGTATCTTTGCCGAAAAGTATTGAAGATATATTTCCTTCTATGGATACGGGTTATAAATGGGTGGGCAAAACCTCTTATAAACTAATATCAGAAGATGAATATAATTCATCCCCATTTAAGGATGCAGAGATTTCTCCATTTTTCCCACCTCCACCTACTGCTGATTTGGTAGGGAAGAAAATGTATGTGTGCTATACGGCTGGTATATATATATCACAGAATTGGGCTTTATATACATTTTGGTTAGAAGCCGTTCCTAATGCAAATAATTGATTGTCCTTTCTATAGATCGGACTAACTTTTATTTTTGTTTTCAAATATTAATTCAAGATTTAAATGACTGTATTAACTCAACCGGCATCATTCTCTTTATCAGGGAATATTGAAAAATTCAGGATAAGTACGACAGAAGAATTTTCTTTTATCCTAAAAAAAGGAACAGAGGAAATTTTGTCATCCGTTTATTCTCCTGGAAAGGACCATTTGGTTACTATAGATATCCGTGAAATTGTAGAGTCTAAATTATCTTTTCTTTTGAAGGACCAAAGTGAACCTTATGTCCAGGCATCTATATTTGCAGACTTTACAGCTGTGATTGATGAAAAAGAGATATCATTCCGTGTGCTTCGGGGCGGTGTTGATCGATTGGCTACATCCGCTAAAAATTTTGTTACATCTAATTTCCTCACTTGGCAGCCACAGATAAAGCCTGTCACTTATTATACTCCTGAATTCTTGACTTATTATGCAACGGTTGACGGTAATGTATGTGTTAAAGCCTATTTTCCCCAAGAAGACGGAGAAGTCACTTCGGAAATTAAAACTGTTTATTCTGTTTTGGCAGGCAATGCTTATTCTATTCCTGTACAATATGCGGTTATCATGGCTCTGTTTGGATCACGGTATCCTTCTTTCTATGATGTTTGGGTAGAGAATTCATCCGGAGACAGACTTACTTATATACAGAGATATGTAGCGGATGGAATAAAGTCTGAGCAGGAACAATGGGTACTTTTTGAAAACTCGTTGGGCGGAATAGATACCTTCCGTGCTTATGGTCAGTCTGATTTTACAGGAGAACATACCCATAATATAGCGGAAATAGATGAAGAATTCAGTGAATATCGTATAGATACGACCCGTTCTTTTCAAAAATCTACAGGATATTTGGATAAAAATAAGCGAAAGTGGTTACTTGATTTTTTCCCTTCTAAAGTCAAATACATATATTTAGGGAATTATCTCCGTCCTATTGTTGTGACGGAAGATAATACATCCTACACAGACAAGGAACTTCCTTCGTCTTATACGTTCACATACAAATATGCTGATGCTCGTCCATATCTAAATCTGTTGCGAACTGACCAGCTTCCCGATGAGTTAGATATAGATATTCCGGATCTTGGTTCTTTTTCCATACCCCCTCGGATTGTTGAGTTTCCTTCGCAGCCTTTGTCCGAGGGGGTGCTGATACCGGTTCAGAATCCTTATTCTGAAAATTGGGCTACAACAACGGCTGGAGCCATTTTTGCGTACATTCTCAATAATATATCCGAAAACTACGATGGTCTGGGAGGCATTGGGCATATTCATCCAAATCTTGAACTGATTAATGCTATATCTTATTTGGATGGATATCTTTTAATTAACGGTAAAAAAATAAAAGCGGGATGGGCTGATCAACTTTCGCCGGATAGCTCTATATATAAAATGTTTATTCGTAAGGATGAGGAGGATTCTACAAATTTCCTGTTATCATTATTGGGCGGAACTGTCATTAAGAAATATGCCAAGTTCGGTGATTTCGTTACTGGTGTATTAGGTGGATACATAGACGAAAAGGGCAATCTTGAAATGGAAAGCGGTGTATTTCGTAAGCGTTTGTTTGTACCTGAAATAGCTTATAACCGTACAACCTATTTCAAAGGACGTATGGTAAACTCCCCCGGTGGTGGTTGTACCGTATTGTCATACGTGGATAACGGCGATGGGACCTACACCATCACTCCCGATCTGACGGATGCGGACGGATTGAGCCAGTTTGTTGATGATATCCTTACCACCTATTTTGTGACTAAGAATAGCGAAGGCAAGCTGAACGGCTTTGAAGAAATGAAATTCCGGGTGACTGCCGCAGATTATACAGCCAAGAAGTTTACTGTCATTCCCCGTCCGGGGCATTCTGACTGGAAACCTGCCGAGCAGATGGTATTGGCACAAACAGGTAACTTTACGGACCCGGAACGTCAGACTTATATACTTATTGATTCCGTCAACGGAAACAACTGTATTACATTCTTTGACAATGCCAACACTTGGGACCCGGAGCCGGCACAGATGCCTGCGTGGTTCGGCAAGAAAAAAGGCATGACTGTAGCCGGTATTAATGCGGACAATTACTCAGCCGTTCTTCAGAACATCATCATGACCGGGCTTATCTTTCAAGTTGATGAGATCACCGGACAGACAGTGCGTGTACCCTTGGACAAGGGTGAATGGGTTGCAGGGAAGTACGCCTACTATGACCGGGTGTCACATAACGGGGCTATGTGGCTATGTGTTGATGATAATGGAACAACAACAGAACCGTCAGATGATAATCCGGCATGGCTGAAACAAGTGGCGGAAGGGCAAAAGGGGGATCCGGGACTGTCTGTAATAGGTGGCGGTCATTGGGAATCCGCCAACACACCATATAGTGCCAATACAATGGTTACTCTTGCCAACTGTGTCTTTTTATCCAAGGTGGAGACATCCAATCCTCCCATCAGAATATTGCGTATCAAAGGCGGCAATTTCTTAAGAAAGAAGGACGGTGGTTATTATCTTGCCGGGAAACCTGCCGACTGGGAGGTTAACGAAGACTGGGATATGCTTCTTGACGGGCGGGAACTGAAAGGCGAGAGCATCACTTTCCTTGGTGAATTTGCCACGGCTCCTGCCAATCCGAAAAACGGTGATTCATACCGTAACACAACTGACCGCGCCACCTACATCTATCAGGACGGAAGATGGCAGCTCATGATATCGGACGGAAAAGACGGTAAGGATTATGAGTATATCTACACAAGAGGCAATATCATAGACAATCCTCCGGCAAAACCGGACAGCCAGCAGAAGGATGATTATATCCCTGAAGGCTGGACGGATGATTTTGTAGGAGTGGACGCTGATCATCAGGTTGAATGGGGTTGCAAGCGTTTCAAGGAAAACGGTGTATGGTCAGAGTTCAGCACTCCTGCCGTGGTGCATCGCTGGAGTAAGGACGGGGAGAATGCCATCATGGCGGACTTTGATAACGAGATGGTCAATGCAGCCCTTACTTCAGACGGGAAGGTCGTGTCCTCACAGACTTGGAATACAACTGTCAGTATGTGGTATGGAACGGAGAAGCTCACGCTTGACAGCATCACCTGTACACCTGACACAAATCTTCTGTGTGCGACAGACAAGAATACGGGAGTGGTGACAATATCGGTATCTGCCGGAGCTACTCTTGCTGCGACAAACACGGTGAAGATCACAATCAGGGCTACAAAGAACGGGCAGCAGTATTCCCGTGATCTGACATTCACTGTAGCCGGGGTCCGAGGAGGTGCGAAAAGTGCAGATGCCGTATTATACAGTATTGTCGTTTCCGCCAGCTCGGTAAGCAAGGACAAAAAAGGGAACTACAGCGTGTCTTCCGTATCATGTTACAGGCAAAAGTCAGTGGGAGGCGTGATATCCACCACAACAGACGGTACATTGAAATACAGCATAGACGGTGGAACAGAAACTACCATAAACAACAATACAGCCATATCAAGCGGAAACTTTACGAAGACATTGAAGTTTATCTTTTACGTAAATGACCGTGTAGTGGATGTTGAAACCGTACCCATGATTGTGGACGGGAAGGACGGTGCCACAGGTCCTCAGGGTATTCCTGGAACACCGGGAAAGGATGGGGCTGATGGTGAGAGCATTACAGCCGCAGGTCATTGGGAATCCGCCAATACACCGTATGCGAAGAACAGCACAGTATCGTTTGCCGGAGGATCTTACTTAAGCAAGGTTCAAACTTCCAATCCGCCACTTCCGCCTCTTCGTGTGAGAGGTGGAAGTTATCTAAGGAAGAAGGATGGCGGTTACATACTTTCCGGGAAGAGATCGGATAAGGCTGTCAACTCCGACTGGCAGGAAATGACTTCCGGTGTTGAACCATCTCCATCATATTGGCTTGACAGCCCGGTAAGCACAATAAACTTTACCAGTACGGGCACACCGTCACCGTCAGCGTTTGTCGTTACCATGAAACAGAATGTAGGCGGTAATGTGAGCGATACGAACAGGTTCTATCTTGCTGCACGCAAATACAACGGAAGCTGGCTGGCTCATGTAGGTGCTACCCTAAGCAATCAGATATCCGTTCCAGCGACAGCCGGATACACCCAGTTTGCCGTCCGGGCTTATCAATCCGCATCGGACGCGAACGCATGGAATAATAATTTTGTCGCTGAAAAAGGGGTGGGTGTAGCTAATGATGGTGCCATAGGAGCAACCGGAGCAACAGGGGCGTTTCCCCGTGACAGAGGTGTATTCGCATCAGGACAGACTTATGTCTGGAATGCGGATTACCGGGATAAGGTCATATATCTGATAGGGGGAGTTTATTATAATTTCCTTGTAAAAAATTACGGCGCTTCCGTTACCTCTGCACCCACATCAGCCAACGGGGATTCGAACTGGGAAGCCATGCAGAAGTTTGTGAATATCGCTACTGATACCCTTTTCGCCGATGGTGCGAATGTGGCCGGATTCATGTATAAAAATGGCATGATGAAGAGTCAGAATGGAAATATGGAGATATCCGGCAAGAAGAATGATGCGTATATAAAATTGGGTGGTGGTAAAACACTCCTTAAAGAAGACGGATCGGGGGAATTGGCTGATGGGGGCATATCGTGGGATGAGGATAGTAATGTCAAAGTGTCGGGTATTATCACCGCAGATCTTCTCTATTCACCGGGAAGCGATATGGATAGTCTGGCTGATTCAGAAGGTAACATGACCGTGAACCCATCCACTCAGGGATCTACATTCTTTTCCGCTGATGGTCTTGGCGGAACCATAACCCTTCCTCCCGCATCATCATGGAACGGATTGAGATTAGAGTTTGTAGTAGACATGACATCAAGGGTGGCTAAGAACCCGGACAAGTACAAGGCTACAAACTATTTCTGCGGACTGGCGGGAGCATATAACAATAAAACAGAGATTCAGATGGCAAGGCCTTATGTTTTGGAAATGAAGGCCTTTAACAACCATTGGTATATAACACGTATGGATTTAATTGAGTAAAAGATATGCTTATGAAAGAATTATGGCAATTAATCAAGATGCTGTTCTCAAGCAAGCCGGGTGATTTTGACACTCCTAGGTTGCTTTCCATGAAGCATTATCCTTTCAAGGGATACCGTTTCATGATGTGGTGCGGACGGATGATCTACCGTATTGAGAACAAAGAGAACATAGAGAAGTACATGCAGACTTATGCGGGTAAGGAGAGTATGACGCATGAAACCATACACCTGCGTCAGGCACAGGTTATCGGCTCATGGGTAAAATACTACTGGCGGTATTTTGTTGAGTGGATTAAGGGAAACCCTATCTGCCATCCTGCGAGTTCGGCGTATTATACCATCTCATACGAAATGGAGGCGTATGCCAACGAAGACAATCCGGATTACCCCGTTAACTATGACAGGAACAATCTTTCCCGGTATAAAATAAAAGGTGGCAGGAAGAAGCTGTACAAATCGATTGGCGGCACTTCTAAAGCGTGGAAAAATTATATTAGAACTTTATAAAAATAGAATATTATGAGTGATTTGAATTTAGACAATATTGTTGGTTTTAAGGCTGTTGATAAAGACGGCAACGAACAGAATGTAACAGTGGATGAGATGGTGGAAATGGTTTCCACAAGAATGGTTATGGCTTTGTCAGAAACTTCAACATTTGCTGCCGTTGCTGCAACAGGAAATGACGTGTATGAAAATGAACTTCCGACTGTGACAGATGCCGCAAATGTAAGGGTTTTACAAAGTAGCGGAGATGCCGCACAAATGACGATGCAGTCACTTGCATCAAAACTGGGAGAACTGTTGGGAAATCCGAAGGGAACAAAATCGTTTTCTTCATGGAGTGAATTTACGGATTTTGTAAATGAAATGCCTATAAAAACAATTCAACCTTTCGTTTCCAATTTCAATGCTTTTGCTGGAGAAGGATTCTACGGTAATGTCGTTCAAGGATTGGTTATAAAACAATTAGAAGATGCTGTTTTCATCTTCGGAATAGCAATAGACGGAACATTAATATTTAGAAAAAGGAATTATCCAGACGTTTCAACTTGGGAAGATCCTAAGATAATAATTCACAGTAATAATTGACATAAAATTTACTTCGTAACCGACCTGGGAGGACTCATGAATAATTTGAAGCTATTCCCATTTATGTTTAGAGGGATAATGACAAATAGGAGTTATAATGATTTGATCGAAACTGGCTACTATAAGATACAAGACAACATGATTGATGGACCTAGCACTTATTGGGGAACACTTGTCGTTTTTAATGACAGTGATCAAATAACACAAGTGTTCTATCCAAACATAGACAGCGCAGAAATATCCACTAGAAAAGGTAATATTAATAATTTTGCAAAGTCAGCGTGGAGAAGCATTTCTTTTACATAAATTCGCTTTAAAATCAGAGCTGGGAGAACTGATAGGAGTTGTAAGTGAATCGAAGAATGGATTAATGTCCTCTAATGGATTCATTAGTCGAACAGGAATTATAATTCCTTCCGGTGGAACAATATTAGATGCAATGACTAATAACATGAAAGATGGTATATATCAAGTTACAGGTATATCAGCTTCAGACCCGATGAAAGATTGGGGTGTATTAATTATTGTAGGTGCTAAATTTGCCATATTTAAACCTCTTAATGTTAGGAACTATGTTATAACAATAACAAGACAAGCCACTACTTCAGATTGGAATACTCCTTATAAATTTATTGGAAATTTATAAATAATTTTACTTGTAGATTCGACCTGGGAGAACTTCTGCCAATACCAAACATAAAATCGGTATCAAAAAACATAAATATATCAACTGAAACAGTTGTGACTTTAGTAACATTGGCATTAGGTGAAGTCTGCCTTTTATCGATTTCAGATGGAGGATATACTGTAGTCATCTCTTTATCTGCAACCCAAAGTAATACGATAAAATATAGTATAATTTCAGGGGAGCTAAGAGGAACATACAAATTATCTGATGAAGGATTAAATCTGAATATGACAACATCAGAAGCAAGAACACCAAGGATAAGATACATTATTTTTTAACAGAAATAATCTCATAATCTCGACCTGGGAGAACTTCTGCCTACTGCAAGTAATGAGAAGAAAGGATTAATGCCAGCAGGAGGAGTATCAAGAATCCCTTATTTTCGATACTCATCCGATAATGTGTATAAATTGGAGTATCCATTTTATGGCATTGTCGGTGGGCATTCAGACAGGACCAACACAACTTCTTTATATGTTATGGAAGTAGATCGAATTTATAAGATTTATGCTACATCTGGTAATACTATTTCTTTCAAAAAAGATAGTGATGGAAATGTTTATGCAAGTGGTGGCGATGGTGGCTTTAAGTTTTATGTTATCCCTTTCAATGGAAGGATTGTAGAAGTGTATAGCGGGGATATATCCAATTTTGAACAAATTAGCGTTCTATAATAGTTGACACTTTTTCTTTTATTGAAGCGACCTGGGAGAACTGTTGGGAATAAATCAAATGTTAGGAGATAAAGGATATCCAACATCATTTGCATCGGCAACTAAGGTTGGATATTATACTATTGACGACAGATTAACTGACAGAGATACCCCTAACGGTCATAGGGCATGGGGAGGATTATTGGTTTTTGGGCGTTTGTTTATAACTCAAATATACATTCCGATGAATGATAATGTTTTTTATATAAGACAAAAATTAGGAGATAATTGGGGAAAATGGGCAAAATACGAAGGTGTTTTTGTATAGAAATTATAACTTAAGCTCTTATATTTTGTACTTCTGGGAGGACTTCTGCCAAGTGGAACTATGAATATATATAAGGGAAAATTTGAATTAAAAACAGGGGAAAGTACAGATTTACAAATATATGATCCATCTATATTAATCTTATTTTCCCCCTTGAATCATAACCCTAGTATATCTATAATTCCAGCACAATGGAATGATACGATTTCGGCATTGTTTGAAGGAATCATTAACTTGAATAGTAACATCGAAGGCAGAATATGTTTGTTGAAAAAAGGCAATACTGTTACAATTATCAACAATTCACCAACCTCCAAATTCAGTTATTTACGAATTTCTGTTGATGTTGTTTAGAGTAATTGGCAAACCGTATCTTTGACATGATTCTAACCAAAAATCGAGAGCTGGGAGAACTGATACCGCTTGCAACGAATGAAGCAAACGGATTGATGAGTAAAAATAATTATATTAAAATTGCTCAATCCATCACGTCTACCAAATTAATAAAAATAGAATCTTGGGATGGATATTCTACACTTGTATTTATTAGAACAAGTGGAGCAACCGGATTATATTCCATTGATGGTAACTGGGCGAACAGTGCGAAATTCACAAGATTGTCTGGTCCTTTAGGAAAGGATCACTTTAATGCATATAGAGAAAGAAATGGTAATATTTATGTAAAGACGACTACACAGTCAGAACCATTGACTGTTACGTCTGTAGGATCTAATCATGTTTTCAAATTTGAGGAATCAGATAAAGATGTTGATTCTTTAATAGTATTACAATGATCGGGAGGATCGGGTGGCACCGGTTTGTACCGGACCACCCGTTTTTTATACCAAAGATACGGTTCGCCAATAATCCCAATTAATCGCCAACAGGCAGAAATTCTTGTTTAAATTCCTACCTGTTCGAGCGTTCTAATATCTATATCTACTTTAGTTGCTGAAATGGCATTATAAATCGGTATGCGGTTGGCAAAATATGCTATAGCGTATCCCCATCCACTCACGTAAACATAATAATTGTAATCATTATCTCTATACATTCTTATTGATGACGGTCCAGAATTATGCGTAATACATAACCCATTACCACCGCCATGCATACAGATAATAGAGTAGTCATCAACTACTTCCGAATTACCTTCACCAACAATCTTAACAACCAAATTTAAATTCCTCATAAAATCAATCCTATATAAGGTTGCAGATCCTCTACCTTCTGCCATCCTTATATAGGATTGATTTTGCAGAAGTTCTCCCAGAAGGATTTTTTGTGGTTTATTTTGTAAATACAGAGGATTTTTTTAACTTTAAAACAAAAAGTTGAGTATGTTAGAGAAGATCAGATACCGTTTGGTTTATAACCAACAAAACAAACTAAACCGACAGGGAACCGCATTAGTACAGATTGAAGCCTATCTTAACCAGCGGAAATCATATTTTAAAACAAACATCTATCTCAAGCCGGAGTGTTGGAGTAAGGATGGTGCCCAAGTTATCAACCATCCGCAGTCAAATGAGCTTAACGCAATGCTATATGAGAAGATACTGGAGTTGCAGGCTATAGAACTTAGCTATTGGAAAAGAGGACTTGAATCAAACCTTTCCACGTTAAAGGAGGCTGTAAAAAAGGGAATTAAACCAGTTGTGTCGTTTTTAAAGTTTGCGATACAAACGATAGAGAATTCAGATAGGAAACCGGGAACCAAGGATAATATGCTGGGCACGGTAGCCACATTGAAGGAATTTCGGAACGTGATAGAGTTCACAGACATCAATTATACGTTTCTAAAGGAGTTTGACGCATTTCTTCGCAATAAGGGATTGAAGGTAAATACGGTAGGAAAACACATGAGAATACTGCGTACCTTGGTTAACGAAGCAATAAACGAAGGTTATATATTACAGGAGGCATACCCTTTCTGTAAGTTCTAGATCAAGAAAGAGAAGAAGGAACATAACTTTTTGATGCCGGCAGACTTGGAGAAGCTGGAGAATCTTGAACTGCCGGACAGGAAGAACAACAGCCGGCACATACTGGACGCATTTCTCTTCTGCTGCTATTGCGGATTGAGATTTTCTGATTTTAAACAGCTTACCTATAAAAATCTGATAACGATAGACGGAAAAGAATGGTTAGTGCTGAACAGTGTTAAAACAGGCGTAAAACTCAATATTCCGCTATATCTGCTGTTTAACGGAAAGGCACTGGGCATAATGCGGAAGTACGACAGCATCGAACAACTGGCTGCATTAGGTTGCAATTCGGACACTAATCGGACATTGCAGAAATTGGGAAGAATGGCGCGTATCAGCAAGAAATTTACCTACCATACAAGTCGTCATACTTGTGCTACTCTGTTGGTACATCAAGGCGTTCCGATAACCACCGTCCAAAAACTCTTGGGGCATACATCGGTCAAGACAACAGAGATATATTCAGAAGTGTTTGATGAAACAATCATCAAGGATCTGACAAGGGCTAATCAGAAGTATTCTAAAAGTAGAAATGTAAAACAAAATCAAATAAAATCTCAAAAATCCCCGGAAAAATATCTCAGGCAGTAGAAACCTATAAAAGCTATCTGTTTTATACTTGTTTTTCCGATCCCATTCCACAACATTCGTTTCATGTCAATAAATATACAAACTCGCCAGTCTTGCCGTTCTATTAATTCTCTTCATTTATCTTGCAAGTAAAAAATATTGCATTAATGGCAATTTTTTAAGAAGATTGGTTTTTGTTTCAAAATTGGCTCCTCATAACTAATTAATATAGTTTTCTTTTTGTATTTCGTTTTAGAATTGATATCTTTGTTATTGTCTTCTCGAGAGGATGGGATAGAGAGTAGGGCGTGGATTGAACGGCTGTTGTGCTTTTCGCTGGCGGTCGTTCTTTTTTTTGTATTTAAATGTTAAATATTACACAATACAAGAAAATATATTGTGATTTGTTTTGCTATTGTATCACAATGTAGTATATTTGCATTGTGATAATAAAACAACAGGTAATAATAGAACCGGCGGCAACGGATAAGCGGCGTAAGACTATGAAGACAAAAATTAAATTTACAGATTCATACAGTGGTAGAGCAATTAATATAGTTATCAATCTCACTGACGGTGAAAAGGAATACTACTTAAGAGAAGATGACAAAAATGTCATTTATAACAAAATGTCTTCTTATCAGAGAGCAAAAATAGAATCATTCTTTGGGAAGATGAATGCATACTATACCAAAATTGAGATTTTATAAATAAAAAGTTAGGGCAGCGAAGAAATTCGTTGCCCTAAATATTAAAATGTGGTTTAAACCACAATGACATTTTTAATGTCGTTTCAATCCACGCACCGAAGTGCGACTAACATCGTTGATGTTCGATGCAAAGGTGCAACTTTTTGAAATAACGAGCAACAAATTATAACTGTTATAAAACATATTAATTATGGCAAGAAGACGATCTATTACCCTAGATCAAGAGTCTAGGGTGTTGTCCCTATATAAGGACGGGATAGCTATCAAGGAGATAATGAA